CAGTACTTGCTCTTCTGAGTCGCACTCAATAAAACCCTCTGCTATTCCTACTGCCGTATAGTTATCCATATTAATTTGCCTTTGCGTAGTTAAGTAATTGCTTGATGTAGTCAATATAAGATTTTTGAAAACTGGCATTGCCTTGCCATGCCACCACTACAGTACCCGATTTTTTAACACCTAAAAACCTACCTAAGTTTTTAGTATCACCTCCAAAAACCCATTGCCCAGTTTGTAACTGAGCGATGGATTTATCAGATAACTTCCAAATATCTAAAGCTTTCTGATATTGCATAATTATTCCCCTTTCTCAAAATCATAAGGTGTCCACCAACACCAACTACCCCATCCAATTGCATAGTATTTTTGCCCATCGACATTGCTAGGTTCAAATATATCTATATCTTCTGGATCTTGATTAGGATCGTAGACATAAACATCCTTTTCGGCATCATATGTCAAAAATCCATCGGTAAATAATTCAACAATTTTCTTGGCATTTTCGGGGGTGAAATAAGGGCATTCCCATCCATTCCAAGATTTTCCGAATGTCATGCCATCTACTGCTTGATCATCTTCAAAAAAATCAAGCTTAAATTTTGCGGGTTTGAATTCCTCTACCATTTTTTATGCTCCCTTTAAAAGTGTTTTTAATTCTTGCTTTAATACTTTGGCATCGTTGCCTCTAAAGGTTGATGCATTCGCTAAAAAATACATCACAATAGAGCGGGCATCATCGTCAATAAATTTATCGTTGATACTACCTAATTGTGTCATTGCATCTAAATAAGGTTTAGCACCAAAATATGGTTTTGCCCAAACCCGCTTTATATCGTAAGCAATACTGGAAATTGATCGTTGCATATTAAATTTTCCCTTCTGTTCTAAGTTTAAGTAATACATTCATAAAAAAACTAAAATCGTAATTAATCATAGATTGATGTGGCACTTGATTTACTTCCAACAATCTAAAACCAGTATCCCAGTCAACATAATCAATTTTAAATTGGTGATACTGAATGGTTTTAATTGGTTTGCTATAGTAAGTAACTACCATATAATTACCCTCCAAATAATAGGCACAATTGCCCTATCACTATCTTATAGGAATGGTATAGAATAACTATTAGGGGAAACCCTTACAGGGTAGGCAAAAATACCATTTGAGAATAATTCTCAACAACCTATACCCCTAAAAACGATTTAAACGGGTTTTGGCGGGTTTTAGTGGTTTTGCTTACAAGTGTATTGGAGGGTAAACGATCGTTCAATATGGCACGATCTGGTCCTTAGGGTTTACCCTTAGGCCAGGTGTTGGGTATTTACAACACTTGAATTGTCAATAGGTAGATACCCTGTGTGTTGTTTTGCTGCCACAAATGAAAAAATAATTTTTTGTCATGCTTAAATAATAGGCAAAAATAGGTAAATCGATTTAGACGGGTTTTAAGGGGGTTTATAGCTCATCAAAAAAACTTGGAGCTAGTGTATTAGGGCATTGTCGATCGTTCAATATGGCGCGATCTGATCGTTAGGGTTTACCCTGGCCAGATTGTTGTTTTGCTGCCACACTTTGCTTGTCAATAGGTAAATACCCTGTGTGTTGTTTTTATACCACGGCCCGAAATTTAGGTAAAAAAAATCCCCGCTTATTGGCGGGGATGGGGTTATTCCTAATTGCTTAAATGGTATCCACTACAAACCCAGTATTGTCTTTTTTTGCTTTACCCTTAGCATACAATGCCACAATACTATTTTGATTATCTAAATGGCGGATATCTGAATTATCCCCGCTTACTACTGGCAAACCTAAAAAGCTTGTGGGAATATCTTCTACTCTTCTAAATACTGTGGCAATTCTCATTTGATTATTAATTGCTTTTTTAACATATGGTTGATATTGAATTACGCCACTATATGAGAATGTAAGATCATAATTTTTTGGTAGATCTATTCTATTGGCAATTTTGGTATAGTCATAAAATTGAATTTCGGGAAATAGATCAAAAATATTAATAGATCTAATCTTGCCATGCATAAATTCATAATCAAAAAATACATTTTCCCATTTAATATCACTTGTACCATTTAATCGAATAAGTAGAGTTAAACCCGCTTTTTTTGCTTGCTTAATTCCCTTCTCAATATCCTTCACAATATTGAGCATAAAATTTTGACGATCTTCAAAAAAATATTGGGTTTTATTAATTCTAGCTAATTGAATGCTATTGAATGCCCCTCTACCCGCTGTATATAAGCAAGCATTTTCGCATTGTGCTATTTTTGCCATGGGGCATACATTAAACCCGCTTATATCTGAAGGGGCAAGATATAGAATGCCAGTTAAAAAACCTAATTGCTCCCCTTTTACTGTTTTGGCATTTGTGTCAAACCCTAATAATGATTTACGGGTTAATGGTTTATTGATCTGCATATATTCCCTTTGTGTAATTGTTTAATAAATTTACTACTAACATAATTTTAAATCACTTATACAGTAAATTTTAAATATATTAACCCTAATAGGGTTTACCCTGGCCAGGTTGCCTAAAAAATAGGCAATCGATTTTAAGCGGGTTTATGGGGCATTAGAGCGGTTTTGCTCTCACTTGATCTACTTGCATTAGGGCATTGTCGATCGTTCAATATGGCACGATCTGATCGTTAGGGTTTACCCTAGGCTAGGTGTTGCATATTTACAACAACTGGATTGTCAATAGGTGTTTACCCTGTGTGTTGTATTGGTACAACGGGTGCATGGTGGTTAGGGTAATCCACTAAGGGAATACCCTACCGCTCTCTCACGCACGCATCATGCACCAAACTGGTGCGCTGAGCAAACTGTTAGTATGCACTCACTTGATGCACCAAACTGGTGCGCTGGCCAGGTTAGTAAGTACTCACTTACATGCTGCACCATATTGGTGCATTGGCAATGTAAGCGTCCACTAACTTGGTGCGGTGCAACATATCAATGCACCACATTGGTGCGCTGGCCAGGTTAGTGAGTACTCACTTCGCCTATGCACCACATTGGTGCGCCAATCCGGTTAGTAAGTACTCACTTCGCAATGAGGGGGTGTTGTTTTTTTACCACACCACCCAAATAGGATTCCAGTGAATGGGGCCGGCGGAGGCTCACACCAAGCACAAGCTCAGACTGTTTTCCTCCAAATTTTTTATTTTTTAGTGTAAATAAACTGTTGATATAGTAATAAGACAGGATACAAAAAGTGCATCCTGTCTCCTAAAAACGCTCCTAAGTTTTTGTTTTTAAAAGATAAAGTGTGTTTGATATAGTAATAAGGTGACAGGATACAAAATCGCATGGTGTCTCCAAAACGACCCGCCAGCCCTTATTCTATATAGTTGATATAGTAATAAGACAGGGTATCCATAGTATTTCTTTATTTTTTTATTTTTTAATAAAATAGAGAAACACATATACCCCCTAAGTGTGTTTTGACCGTGGATACTATGGATACCGTGGATAGGGCACGCCCAGTATGGCTCACAGGGTGACAGGATAGCGTTGATATAGTAATAAGATCGTGGATACCCTGCCTCCTTCTATATCAAAATATTGGGCAGGGCGGTTTTGATATAGAATTTGCATAAGTAGTTGTATGAAGAGAAACAATCCAACCACAAACGAACCCTTCAAATATGGCGATATGCGAGAAGACGGCTATCGGTTCTTTAACTATAGAACCAAAGTCGGGAGCAATGGCTACCGCTATGAACAATGGTTAAGCCCAGAAGCGTTTAAAGCCGCTGAAACTAGGGATCGATTTATTAAGCACAAAAAACGGCGGCAGGATGGAAAACCCATTCGGATGACACGTGGCAAGCGTGAACGATTGAAAGAAAACCGTGTGTAAAAAATATGTTTACCAAATCAAAGGCGTCTTAGAAAAACCCAATAAGGAAGTCGGAGGGTTTAGAGTAGCGGTGTGTACTGCTGATGTTTTAGAACTGGTCGATGTGCCGGCAGAGATATTTAAACCCGAACTCCTTGCTTATTTTAAATATCGCCTCTCAGTAAATAATTATTTGGATGTGAGAAAGCTTCCAGATAATATTGCCAACCAATTAAGAACCCCGATGAATGAGTGGTTAGATTATTGGGTTTGTAATGGCAATCGAAGCTAATACCCCCGTCCCTATTCCAAATGGTTGGGCACTGGCAAAGCATTTAAAAAAAGGTGATTATGTTTTTTCTTCCAAAGGATTGCCAATACAAATTGTCGGTACTCATGAATATATACCGACTAATTGTTATGAGGTATTATTAAACGACGGAGTATCTGTCTTGGTTGATAATCATACTCGTCTGCCTGTCAGTGATATTAACCGACGCTGGGTAGAAAATCAGTATCAAGCCAAACGAAAGCAACGATCGGTGCAGAAGTTTGCCACACCCCAAGAACTATTGGATGTGGGATTAACAACCCAGCGGGGTGATCGGATATTTTCCATTAATAATACAGCTCCCATCCAGTTTATTTGGGAGGATCATCCAGTACCGCCCTTTATTGTGGGAATGTGGATGACAAAACGCAATATGCGAGGTCGGTTTATTCTTAAACCAGAGAATAGCGAGTTTATTAAAAAGAAAATCCGCTCGTATGGTTGGAATTATGTGGAGGAGTCGGGCAACCTCATTGAAATTCGCCCGTCCATTAACCATTCGTTCATTACAAAGTACCCCACCGTACCTAAAGTCCTACCGCCAGAGTATTGTTTTGGGGCAATCAAGCAAAGAGTGGAGTTGTTGCAAGGATTTTTGGCACTAAGACCCAATGCCTACAACAAAAAGTGCAAAGAATTTGAAATTTTTAGTACTGACTTGCGATTTTTGATCACCATACAGGGAATTTGTGAATCTTTGGGAATGAAAACCCAAGTTTTTTCACGAGACCACAGCATTACCCACAAATTACGCTTTAAAACCAACATTCCGCTGACCAAAGAGCAAGAAATTGTGACCAATTTGAAAAACGCTGGTCGAAGAATGATAACAAAGATTGATACAGCACCGATTCGGAGTTGTGTTCATATCAAAACAGCAGAGCCCTTCGTAGTAGGGCAGGGATTTTTACCAATATGGCATTAAACACACAGCAAGAAAAGATTCTTGCTCTTTTTGCAGCACAAAACAAACACTGGCCAAAAGATCAGCTTGATCTTGCCCTATGGAGAGTACGATGGGAGTTGACCGCGCTAGATCATCAGCGAGAGCCAGAGGATGGCGAGTATGATACCATGCTTATGCTTGCTGGTCGTGGCGCAGGTAAAACTTACACAGCTTCCAATTGGATTGGACAGCGTGCAGCTCTTTACAATGGAACGCGCTGGCTTGTCACAGCACCAACTTCCAGCGACATACGGGCAACTTGCTTTGAGGGTGACTCTGGCCTTCTAAACATCATCCCACCGTCCTTGATTGACACCTACAACAAGTCGTTGTTTGAGATCCACCTTAAGAACGGCTCTATCATCCAAGGTATTCCTGGCACCGAACCAGAGCGTTATCGTGGTAAGCAGTATCATGGAGCGTGGTTTGACGAGTTGGCGGCGTTTGATTACATTGATGACGCTTGGGATCAAGCACAGTTTACATTGCGTTTGCGTGATGCTCGCTTTCCTAGGGTGCAACAGATTGTTACCACCACCCCAAAGCCAAGAGAACTCATTGTAGACCTCAACGAGGGTAAGGTAGGGGGTGATGTGTATGTGGTCAACGCCAGCTCGTATGATAACCGAGCAAACCTCTCCTCGTCCTTCTTTAAAGCCCTTGAGACATACGAGGGCACCGACCTTGGTAAACAAGAGATCTACGGTGCAATCCTTGACCCAGAAGATGCGGGTATTATCAAACGCAAATGGTTTAAGCTCTGGCCAGCTAACAAACCCACACCCAAGCTGGAGTATGTGATTGCCTCATACGACCCAGCAACCTCAGAAAAAACTACCAACGACCCAACAGCATGTACGGTATGGGGTATCTTTGAAAAAGAAGATGCCGGCACCAGCATCATCTTGCTTGATGCGTGGGATGAGCATATGTCATACCCCGAGTTGCGTAGGAAAGTGATTAATGATTACAAGGAAGTGGTGTACGGATCAGACAACGACTTTGCCAAGGGGCGTAAAGCAGACCTCATACTGATGGAAGACAAGTCCGCTGGTATCAGCCTCATACAAGAGCTCCAAGGCGCCTATGTGCCCGTACGGGGCTACAATCCGGGCAAGGCAGATAAAGTCCAGCGTGTAAACATTGTGGCTCCCTTGGTGGCTAAAGGCAAGGTGTACATCCCAGAAGATCCCGAGATTAAAAACGAGGTGTCACAATGGGCAAAGCGGTTTATCCGCCAAGTGTGTTCTTTTCCAGAAGCTGGTGGGCATGATGACTATGTGGATTCCCTTTCACAAGCCTTGCGAGTACTAAGAGACTCGGGTTGGATTCATTTAGATGCACTGCCTTCTCGTGATTACAGTTATTCGGATGATGATGCAGCCAAAAAGAGATACAACCCGTATGCACAGTAAGGGCGGAAACCTTGCTCCTTTTGCATAAGTAGTAATAGACATGAGCTCTCCGTTAATCAAATCCCCCCTTGAAATGCTGTACGAGCAAGCTGGCATTCCGCACATGCAAGCGGGTGGTCGCCCACCAATGACTCATTACATGCAACCGCACACACTCGGTATGGGGTACGGTGCTGGTTTGGCTGGTTCGGGTCAGAGTGTAGACATGACCTCACCAAATCCTATCAATGTGTATCGTGCTGACCCCACTGGTCGTTACGGCGGGAAAGATCGCATGGAAACAATGCCGACTCGTTTGGATAAAACGACCATTGAGGAATACATCAAAGCGATGCGTGCGGGACAGTCTCTTGGAATACCACAACTCACACAAGATCAACTAGCCAAGATGTTACTAGTTGAAGGTCGTGGTGACTTTGGTTTTAATGCACTAAACGAAAATAACAAAGCCGCAATGGAAAAAGCCGCTTTGTTAAATGAAATGGGTCACAACCGAGTAGCTTCTGACTTTGCAGCAGCACTGTACGACAAACAACAACTCGCTAATCGAATCAACAAACCATTCCAAGAAGTATGGAACGGCACTGGTCGCTCTGGCATGACTGGTAGAACTGGTGCACAGCACAACCAACGCTTCAATGAATTTGGTTACGCAGTGGATCATCCTAAAAATGCAGAGTTGATGAACACAATCAATTCAGCGTATAATTACCAAGAGCCCGAGAAGTTGAATCTGGGTGCAAACGAGTATGCAGATCCTATGGGTAGTTATGTGCCAACAGTAGAACAAAACAAACCGGGCAGACGATATGCCGCTGGTGGTTCAACAACTCCTTTTTATGACATGAGTAAATTACTCATACAAAAACACCTTTCTGGAAATTAATTAATGGCCGCACCACAGTTACCAATCCAAACTGGTTCTAATCTTTCTTCCCTCCAAAGAGATGAAGAAATTGAACAGACTCAGATGAGTGAAAAAGAAATCGAAGAGTACGAAGAGGCTCTCGGTTTAGAAGGTGACTCTAAAACTTTAGACGAAGAAGTAATTGAACTAGACGATGGTTCAGTAATTGTTAACTACACACCAACTGAAGGTCCGATGCAAAACCCAGAGTTCTATGCGAACTTGGCGGAAACAATGGACGAAGATGTACTCCAATCTTTAGCAACCGAGTATCTTGAATTAATTGAGGTTGATCGTGAAGCTAGATCAGAAAGAGACAAACAATATGAAGAAGGACTTCGTAGAACGGGTCTTGGAAAAGATGCACCTGGTGGAGCAACATTTGATGGCGCTTCTAAGGTGGTACATCCTGTTATGGCGGAAAGCTGCGTTGACTTTGCAGCATCAGCTGCACGAGAAATTCTCCCAGCTGACGGGCTTGTCAGATCGTATATTAAAGGCGAACCAGACAAGCAACGCCAAGAAACCGCAGACCGCAAAGTAAACTTCCTTAACTGGCAGTTAACAGAACAAGTTCCCGAGTATCGTGATGAGATGGAAGTTCTTCTCACTCAGTTACCATTGGGGGGTTCGCAGTATCTTAAATGGCGTTACGACAGCGAACAGCGTCGTCCAATGACAGAGTGGATTCCAATTGATAACATTCTGCTCCCGTACTCCACAACCAACTTTTATACTTCTGCTCGTGTAACTGAAGTTCAAGACATTACGCAAGATGTGTTTGAACAGCGAGTTGATCAAGGTGTCTATCGTGATATCGATAGTACTTATATTTCTGACCTTGGCCCAGAAGAGATGACTCGTTCGCAAAAAGCGAACAATAAAATTGAGGGCAAAGATAAGCCCGAGAAAAATGTGGATGGCGTACGCCGCGTTTATGAAATCACTTGCTTTTTGCGTTTAGAAGATGATGATGAAACCGATGGTCGCCGAGCTCCATATATTTTAACCATCGACGAATCCAGTAGTGAAGTACTGGCGTTGTATAGAAATTGGTGCTACGGTGATGAGAAACTTGAAAAGTTGGATTGGTACGTCGAATTTAAATTTATTCCTTGGCGTGGTGCTTATGCCATTGGTCTTCCCCATCTTATTGGCGGGTTGTCTGCTGCTCTTACTGGCGCTCTACGTGCTCTTATGGATTCTGCTCATATCAGCAACAGTCAGACGATGCTTAAGCTCAAAGGTGGACGAATTGGTGGACAGAGTGACAGGATTGAGCCCACTCAAGTAATGGAAATTGAAGGTGCACCTGGTGTTGACGAT